AGAGATTTGGCTTGGCGAAGGATGGTATAGGAGTGTTCCAAACTCTTTTAATTATTTTGTATCTGGATTTGAAGCAGGAATGAATTATGCAAAGGGAACAAAATGAAAGTTTATGCTATAGTTTGTGAATATGGTGCTGCATCTATTTATGAAGGCGTAGAAATGGTTTGTAAAACCTATAAGATCGCAGAGTCACACTTTTTAAATGCTGACTTTGATGGGCGACCATATCGTATTATAGAAATGAATCTAGTGGATAAAAAGTGGGAAAAGATTCCTAAAGCCCCTCAGTCCAGAAAGTCTGAAACAAGATTATCTAAGAAAAAGGCTAAAAAATGATTGAGCCAATTATCTATACTCTTGATGATGGTCAAACTTATAATATAGACTTTGAACGAACAAAAGATCATATTAAATTTGAATTATTAAAAAGGGTAAAATTTTTGACTATAGATGATCTATTGAGACTAAGAAATAATATTGATAACATTGTGATTAAATTAAAATAAATTGCTGCAACAAAATTTTTTAAGACTGACCTTGACAATTGCCGATGATCGTTGTAGAATGATGTTGTGAGTTATAATTAAACAAGGAGAACTATAAATGAACGAAGTTGATGTTCCGCAGTATACGTTGATTACTTATAGTCGTGATAAGGATAATACTCCCCGTGGAGTTCTAGTTGCTATCAAGACGGGCGATAACGGCGAGTTTAATATTGGATATGCTCAGTGTCGCAAGGGCGATAGATTTAGCAAGAAGCTTGGATTGAAGATCGCTATTGGTCGTGCATATACTGATACTTTTAATTCCCTTGATGGTATTCCGCACCATCTTCGTAAGATGCTGCCACGATTTATTCAGCGTTGTGAAAAGTATTATAAGGTAAAGGTTTAAATATGAGTGAAAGCATAGAGACTTGGGAAACTCTTTATGAGAAGTATCCCGATATGTTTAGCAATAGACACAAATCTCCAATGGAATCATGTATGAGCTGGGGGTGCGAGTGCGGTATTGGTTGGTATGATATATTATCTTCTCTATGTTGGATGATTAGTCAGCATGAGGAAAATATAGTTTGGAATACAGAATTCAAGCAGAAAACTGATCCAGATTATAAGAGCGATTATGTTCCCGTAAAGTTTGACCAAGTTAAAGAAAAATTTGGTGGACTTAGGGTTTACTACTCTGGTGGAGACAGTTACGTTGGTGGTTTGGTTGGTATGGCTAATGCCATGAGTTATAAGATTTGCGAGGCTTGTGGAGAAAGAGGAAAGCCTAATAAGGGTGGATGGATTAGTACGCTTTGCGATAAATGCAGAAACAGAACTTATGACCAAACTACGAACAATAGTGCTAGAGTTTGATCTAATTGAAATTCATCACAATCCTAACTTGAAAAAGAAACCTTATCTGGTTAAAGTTTTTAGTTATAATAATAGTGATCCACACGAACTCAGACTAGAAGAAACTGAACTTAAAAATTTGTATAATATTCTGAAAGACTATAAGTATCTATGAGAACATTCAAAGAAAAAATTACTAAAGTTGTTGACCAAATCTTATGCGATTGCTGTGGACAATCATGTACCAAAGAAGTTCCTACAGTTGAACCATCATTCGACCATGAATATGCCACGATTGTAGCAACATGGGGATATTTTTCTGATCAAGATGGAACTAAATATAGCGTTGAACTTTGTGAAAGTTGTTTCAATGAAGTATTAAGTTTTCTTAAAGAGAAACGACGAAAAGTTTTGGGGCCATTTAATTATCCCTATGACTATGATCCTCTTAATGGAACGGAGTATTTATAATGGATGAATTTTCATATATAACCGCCGCCACGATCTTTGCAACTTATGTTGTAATAGATATGTTATACGCTTGGTACATCATGAGCGTTAACAAAAAACGGGCCTTTACAGCTGCTATTCTGACTGCTATAATTTACAGTCTACTGGCGTTTGGAGTGGTATCATATAGTAAGAACATTTACTACTTAATCCCACTAGCGTCTGGTGCATTTATTGGTACATATTTAATGGTCAAATTTAAAGAATAAAAATGTTAAAACTAAACAAAAGAGCCAGATTTGATTACTGGAGTTGCTCACAGTTCGCCAATCTTATTAGGGGAAATACTAAACCTTTAGCATTAGGTTTAGATGAATGGGAAACTTGGAGACAAGAATCTAAAACAAAACATCCTTTCCGACACTGGATTGCTGAAGAATTTCTAAACTTTTTACAGGATATTGTGCATCTTCCTATGGATATTTACTATACCATAGAAGTTTATATTCGTAATAGATATATTGACAAACTTCATTATTTACGAACAGGATTAAAGCCGGGGAAGTATCATGATCTTGACTATCGTATTCTTAATGGGTTGTTTAATGAATTGGTTATTTTTGTTGAGAGCGAACTTGCTCATACTATGAAAGCTTATCCAGAACGAAACTATAAATTTATTAAAGGAAGATGTAAGCAGGCAGGGCTGGATTACCTAAACTGGGCGGGTCAATTGAAATTAGATGAGGACTGTGGATTTAATCCAGATGATGAAGATTATGGTAAACCCACCGCTCATGCTATATCATCTCAAAAAATTCTAGAACTTTACAATTGGTGGTTAGATAGAAATTACAGACAAAACCCTTACGATCTATTCACTAAAGAAAAAGATGGTAAGTATTATTATCGAAAGATTGCTGAAATGGAAGACAATTACGATAAAGAAGATACAGAAAAACTCATTGAACTAATTAAAATAAGAGATTGTTTATGGTCCTAGACGATGTAATAAAAGAAACTTTTGACAAACCAGATTTGGAATACGATCTTTTTAATAATGAACGTATAGTTGCGAAATGTGTTAACGGTCCAGTATATTGTAAAGATTTATATGGGGCATTATGCAATAACCGATTCTTTTATGGCGATAAAGAGTGGACTTGTTCTTGGAGAATGGCTGGCGGTATAATTGCTGATATAATCAGAAGTGGTAATTATATGGATTGGTATTGTTCTGGAAACGAGGGAATTATTACCGACGAGATCAAACTGGACTTAATGATGATGGGATGGATTGTCAAACCATATGAACCAAGATTACAACCCGGAATTTATAGGAATCAATGGTAATGGATAATCTCACCAAAGAACAAAAATTCGTTATATTCTGGCTCTATAATAGAGTATCAGAAAAGATGCCGTCTAATCCTATTAAGGGTGGAAGCGACGATATTATCGTTGACGGAATTAATGTAACAGAAACAGTTAGAGACTTACTAAAGGATAGGTTATTTGTATGAGCATTAATATTAACAAAAACGAAGCATGGAAGATACTAGATGCCTTAGCATCTTATAAAAAAGACTACGCATTAAGTGGGGCTGTTGTTAAAACAATCGACAGTGCTATTAAGAAACTAAAAGATTTTGTAAATGAAAATTAATAATAAGACCCACATTAGTATGAGTAATGAAGATGTTAGGGATGCTCTTATAAAGTATCTTTATCATAATCAAGGACTTAGCGGTATTTTTGATGTAAAATTTAAGGTTGTAAATAAACCTATTGGTCTTAATATAAGAGATAATATGGATCACTGGGTATTTGATGGAGCAGAAATAACGGTGGATTTAAATGAAAAATAATCATTGGGAATATCTATTATTATTGGCATTATGTTTCTCTGGATGCGGAGAACATAAAAATAAATATCATCAAAGTCAAGACATGTATTATATTTCTATATCCAGAGATGGAGAAGAAAAATGTGTTCGACTTGACAACTTCCCCTTTAGCGGTTATAATCTAGAAAACAAGATTCCTAACACAGAAAATACAAATGATTACATTAATCGGTGATGTTCACGGTAAATATAAGCATTACCATGAAATTATTAGACAAACTAAACGTCACCCATATACGATCCAGATTGGTGATTTCGGTTTTAAGTATGATACTTTGTCGAATGTTGATTCAACAAGACATCTTATTCTACCCGGTAATCATGATAACTATGATATCTGCTATAATCATTCTCACTTTTTGGGAGATTATGGCTATACAAGGTTAAATGGAATAGATTTTTTCTATTACCGTGGAGCTTATAGCATTGATATACAGCATAGAACTATAGGAATAGATTGGTGGCAAGATGAGCAAGTAACAATTGATCAATTTATGAAAGCCAGAGAACTATACCGCTCAGTAAAGCCGGATGTAGTAATCTCTCATGATTGCCCATTTGATATTGCCACTCAAATGTTGCATATGGATCAAAGAATAATTGAGAACAATACTACTTGGGCTTTACAAGAGTTACTTAATATTCATCAACCAAAATTGTGGTTTTTTGGTCACTGGCATAGATCTAAAAATATACAATACGGTAATACTAAGTTTAGATGTTTAGACGAATTGGAAACTTACCAGTTGACAAAAGACTCAATTGCGGTATAATAGTTTGTACAGATTGAAAAGGTAGATTCATGACTTTTAATGAATGGCTTAACGAATCTGAGGGATTCTCTTTACGAATGGAGAGAATATACGATGATCTTGTAAAACGCCCCAAAGATCCTATAGATAATTGGCTGCAAATAAAAAGCTGGCTAGAAGCAGCATATAATCAAGGCTTTGAAGATAATGAATCAAAAACAAAAAGATAGAATACTTGAAGTTATCAAGTTATGTAATGAAAAAATAGATCGTCAAAAGCAGCATGAATGTAATGCTGGTTATGGCGAAGACTATACTGATGGAAGAATTGTCGGCGGTGCCGCGTTAGCCCGACGAATATTGGAAATACTAAAAGAGTTTCAAATTTAACAAAAAGGAAATATTATGAACAGTCGAAATTATTTTATTGTAGCCGCATTTGCTAGTTTTGTTTTTAGTGTTACGCTATGGTTTGCAGGAGATAGTGACCTTAACAGGCAGCAGGCACTATTCGTAGGATTGTGGGTTCCAAGCATCCTTTCTCTAGGGAATTTATTCAAATGAGCAACTTTACCATATTTATCGTAGGTATAGTAGTAACCCTTATCACTGGCATGGGGGTTATTACTAGCCAAGTATTTATGGGCTACAAAAAGCCAAGACAGTATCAGCAGGAAGTTAAACATAATGTTATATCTGAGTCTTTCCAAAATATTTGAGGTTAGTCTCGGTATTATACTGGCACGAACTTTAATACATTTTCTGAAAAAGATAAATATCCATATATAATTTAAACAGGAAAATAAAGATGAATGAGTTTTATGTTTGGATGATTTTAGGATTAGTTTATATACTTTGTGGCATATTTACTGTTCTAATATGTATGAAAGAAAAAAAATGACTAAAAGAGAAAGTCAACTTATAGATTATCTAAATGATAATGATTTAGATGCTATCAAGCGTAGAATTGAGTTAATAAATCAAGAGATAAACATCTTAGATGATGAACGATTCTATTTGATGGCCAAACTATTCAATTTACAGAATAAACAACTCATTGAGAAAGATATGTAATATAATAAAAGTGTATATATATTCAAGGTAGAATATATTATTAGCCATTTGGAGGGTTTTAGCATGAGAAATACACTAGTTTCTGTCCTTTTGATTTCATGTTTGATATCTATCGCATCGGTTTTTGCTTTTGACAATACTAACGAAAAAGTACTAATTATATTTTCAGCGGATTGGTGCAAGTACTGTCAAATAGCTAAAAATAATATGAAAAATGATCCACAATTGTCAGAGATTGTGAAAAATTATACCATCGTAGACGTAGATTTTGATGTTGACAAAGACATAGTTGATGGGTACAATATAAAGACGATCCCCGCTTTTGTGATTTACGAGGGCGGAAAAGAATTACGAAGAAAGATTGGTTATCAAGGACCAAATGATTTAACAAACTTCCTAAAATAAGGGGGCGTAAAGGTTTCGACAGGTAAACGTAAATATAGATGGCATCCACTGGTTAATCGACCGGCCAGTATAAAAGTCGATTGAAATGTTAATTGGCGAAGTTTCGACTCTCGCTCTCGCTGCCTGACCTAGTTAGGTAAGAGTGCGGTGCATGAACCGTATTGCCCAATCATGCTGACTCCGATAATCGGATATGGTAGTCCTACCAAACATAAATAGGAATGATGATTGTACTCAATCTGACACAGATAATTCTGTTAGTTTTGTTAGTTGTACGATAACAATTAACTAAGGATGTAGAGGTTTATATTGAAATTATTCTGGACGGCAGTTCGACTCTGCCCGCCTCCACTTAACAATGCTAAATTTTGGAGCAATGGCAGAGCGGTCTAATGCACCGGTTTACTAAACCGACGATCATTAATTTGGTCCATAGGTTCGAATCCTATTTGCTCCGTATTAAATAAAAATAAAAGGATAACAAATGGAACCGGAATGGAATAATCCACCATATATGGATGATAGCAAATTGCTTGGTTTAAGACCTTTTGATATAGATGACTACATAAATAGTCTACATAAAGAGATAGAATCTCTAACAAATACAATAAAATCGTTAAAATTAGAGGTTAAAACTCAACGCCAAGAAATAGCAGGCTTACGAGAAGAAAGACGAGCAATATTAGAGAACGACAAGCCTCCCGGTGTGTGTATAAAATGGTAGCCTACCTAAATTTTCCCACCTTAAGGAGTTCATACATGAAATATACTTTCATAGCATTATTCTTGTCGTTATTAGTATCATCTTTATCGGCAAATTTACTATATATTGACATGATTAGTCAAATTAATGAGAACGACAGTATAAAAGACCAGAAGCTGAGTATAATAATGAAAGAGTTGCATGATATGAGAGACAAAGTAGAGTAAAATTTATGTTTTTATGGCTAAATGACCGACTATTTAATAGATATCTAAAAGTTTTGCGAAAGATGGATATGCGTAGTATCCATCCCACAGCATTTAAGTGTGATTTTTTATACAGAGAGGAATCTTTTATGGCACTAGTTTATAATGTGACCGCTGGTCCAGTTGTTGAGAAGGACGTTGCAGAACGTAGACTTTCAGTGACTGTTAATGGTGAAGTTCGTTCAACATCACCATATCCACCAGAAACTACAAGTTTTGGTGAACTATCATTTTCAGACAATGATAAGGTTGTTTTAACCCTAGTTGACGTTGACGATGCTGGCAATGTAAGTTCGCCAGCCACAGTCGAGTTTACTGCGGTTGATACTGTTCCCCCATCGCAGCCGGGAGAACTTGGAGTTGCCTTTGTTCGCGAAGAGTGAACAATAGTTAACTAAGTTGATCAAGACTAAGGGGTGGCGAAAGCTGCCCCTTTTTTATTTAGTGTATACTATATTGGGCTTTTAGGAGAAAATATGCTAAATTGGCTAAGAAGAAAAATATCTGACTATTCTAGATCACCCAAGTGGTCCAGCGTAAGAAAAGAACATTTGAAGCATCAGCCAGTTTGTCAGGCTTGTGGAAGAAAAGACGATCTGGAAGTTCATCATATAATACCTTATCACAAAAATCCAGAAAAAGAACTTGATCCAAATAATTTAATAACACTATGCTCTAAGAATTGCCATTTGTTACTTGGTCATTTGATGGACTATAAAAGCTGGAATGAAAATGTTGTGGAAGACTCTAAATTCCTTTCATCCAAAATAAAAAATAGGCCATACAATGAAAATTTTACTCAAAAACCTACTACTTTCTTTTCTTTTATTTTTAGGGAATAGTGCTATATCTGGAACTATAGATCCCAATACTCCAGACGAAAAATATGTTGAATATGGTGAGAAATTTGATTGTGTTTTAGAAATCATGGGATCTTATGAAAAAAATAAACAAACATTTTCCGCCTCTGCTGTTGCAATAGATCCTCACTGGGCATTAACTGCTGCACATGTCGTTGATGGAGCAAGATTCGCATTTTTATACGATGAAAACAAGAAAAAAGCTATATTAATTGAAGAAATAATTTGTCACGAAGACTTTGAAGAAAAACGATTTGGATTTTCAGATATAGCATTATGCTATGTGAAGTCTGATATAGATATTAAATCCTATCCAGAATTATACGTCCAAAATCAAGAACTAGATCAAATATGTTCTATTTCTGGGTATGGCCAAACAGGCACATTTATCAGTGGAATAAAAGGGGGCGATGGAAAACGAAGAGCGGGATTAAATAGAATAGACAGGATAGAAAATGATTTGTTGATATGCACACCTTCAGTTTCCGATAAAACAGAACTAGAATTTTTAATTGGAAGCGGTGATAGCGGTGGAGGATTATTTATTGATAACAGGCTGGCTGGTATAAATTCTTGCGTTACAGCCATTGACAAGAAGCCTAACTCAACGTATAATGATGATGGTGGTCATACGAGAGTAAGTAAGTTTGTAGAATGGATACGAGAAAACATGAAAAAAAAGAGAGCAGACTAAAAAGCCTGCCCTCTTCACCAAACATACGTATATTTTTCTATCAAACCTGTCCGTATATCACTCTTCGGCTACATCATATGTAGCATTGCTTACATTTAGAACCGAAGTTACTGTATAACTCTTTGTAATTGTTGGGGTATCACCTAATACATTAGATGTATCAACTGAGCGTGTAATTGTGAAATTTTGCATCACACCAGAATCACCGGCGGTTAATTCAGCGTTTACATCCACTACACGATTGTATGCAGCTTCAACTACTGAATAAACAAATTCACGAAAATCACCACTAGTTGCGGCTTTATAGCTGTCTAATGAACCAAATGGAACACTAATGCCTAAACCGCTGCAAGCGGCACCAGTAAATACAGTTGTTACTGGTAAAAAATAACCAGATGCTGTTGGACTCCAAGCCATGATAATTCTCCTTATAAGGGACTATAAACTGAGTACTCAAGATATTATACACAAAATAGGCATATAAAATGAATTTTAAAGAAGCACTTAGACTGAAAATTGGTGATATATTATATACTCACGGCGGTGAAAGGGTTGTAATCTCTGGTTGGTATCAAAATTTTGATAATCCCTGTATAAAAGATGATCTATATTTTACTTGTATAGATACTAGTATCAGTACTATAAAATATAGGTATAATGAACTATGTGGGCCAGAACTCTGTGATGAAGATAAAATGTTTATAGATTGGCTACAAAATAGTAACGAAGCAAATATAGACAATATACCATTATTAAAAGAGGCATTTATGGCAGGATTTTCTAGTGGATATTCACATAAACAAAGGGTAAGGTCTGAAGACCAACTGCAAAAATGACTTGGACAGAAATAAGATCTTGGGCTAAAACACTGGGATATGAAACTATTAAAGATAAGACTGATAATCAGTATTATTGGGCAAAATCTAGCGATACTACTGTTGATGGTAGCGGCGTTTCTCCAAGCGTTAGTAAGTTGGCTAGAGCAATATTTAACCATCATACGAATAATAAATGGGTAGAACATCAAGAACAGTATAAGGAAAAACTAAATGGATCAAGTAAAATTAATTAGTGCTACTCCAGATGCAGAAAAGTTGATGGCGTATTGTGCCAGAGTCAGCAATCCAAATAACCAAAACAACGAAAACTACGCTAAATTATTGAAATATTGTATAGATCACCAACACTGGAGTATATTTGAACATGGATTTATGACAGTAGAGATTAATACTACCAGAGGGCTTGCTGCTCAAATACTTCGTCATAGAAGTTTTACTTTTCAAGAGTTTAGCCAACGATATGCCGATACAACATTATTAGCAGAAGATATTCCTATGTTTGAACTAAGGCGACAAGATAATAAAAATAGACAGAACAGTATTGATGATATAGATGAAACTACAAAAACACTATGGGAGTCTCATATTGCAGATCATTTTAGACGAGCAAAAGAAATCTACGATGGAATGATTTCTGATGGAATTGCTAAAGAATGTGCTAGATTTGTATTACCATTGGCTACTCCTACTAGGCTCTACATGAGTGGAACAGTAAGGTCATGGATTCATTACATAGATTTACGATCTGCTAATGGAACTCAAAAAGAACATATGAATATAGCAAATGAATGCAAACAAATTTTTACAGGACAGTTTCCTACAATCAGCGAGGCTTTAGGCTGGAAATGAAAATTAAACTTGAGATGAGTGAGAGTGATATTATTCGTGCCATGAAAAATACTAGGCATTCTCCAATAGATTTATTAGCAGCAAAATATTTTAAAGAAGATCCAGAAAATGTAGAGTCAGATTATGATTGCATAGTTATATGGGACGATTATATTAATGACTATAATTCTTATAGATATTGTACAGATGATATAGATTCAATCAAAGAATTTTTAGATCAATGGTTCGATTATTCAGATGGATATTTAGTAGACTTTGCATTAAATCCTATATCTTTTTGTGTAGAAGAGAACCGATAAAAAAAATCAAGACTGCCGCTTGACAATGCCGATAACTCTGGTATACTCATAGCACACACAGCACTTAAGCACTTTTAGGAGATTAGCAATTATGAAACTTCATGCCGGTACACACACTGTTGAGAAGTCTGGTCAGTTTGAAGAGTCCAAGTTTAGCATTGAGGCTTCTTCCAAGGCTTTCTTTATTCTTTCTGACGGTCTTTATTCTAACAAAATTCTTGCAGTTGTTCGTGAGCTTTCTACTAACGCTTACGATTCTCACGTAGAGGCTGGTAGGAAGGATGTGCCATTTGATGTGCATATTCCCACTCGACTTGAGCCTACTTTCTTTATTCGCGATTATGGCACTAGCATGAATCATGAAGACTGTATGCAGCTTTATACTACGTATTTCCGTAGTACGCGAAACAATAGCAATGATGCTGTTGGTTGCCTTGGTCTTGGTAGCAAGGCTCCGTTCGCATATTCTGATAGTTTCACTGTTGAAGCTTACCTTGATGGTCAGCGTCGTGTTTATAATGCTTTCAAGGATGAGGATGGTAATCCAGTTTTTTCTTTGATGGATACTTTTGATACCAATGAAGCTAATGGTATCAAGGTTTCTATTAACGTTAACGAGTACGATATTCATCGTTTCTACCATGAAGCGGTCAAGGTCTATGAATTTTTTAATACGAAGCCTAACTTCATTGGTCAATCTATTTCCTTCAAGAAGGTTAATAAGGTTCTTGCTGGAGATAATTGGTATTATGATGCTGATGCTGATGATAATCTGATTATTATGGGTCAAATTGCATATCCTCTCACTGCAAATCAACTGTGTCAGAATACTGATAAAGAGCATAAGTTTATTGAGTACTCCAGCGGCTTGCGTATTTTTGTGAATATTGGAGATGTTGATATTACTCCTAGTCGAGAAGCACTCTCGTACAGTAAAGATACCCGTAAGAATATTATGGGTATTATCAATGATATTGCTGATGATATTACAACTAAGATTGAGGAGCAAATCGCTAATCAAACGTCGCTGTTCAAAGCCCGTATGAAGTATGTCCAGATTAGCAATCAATGTTCGTCTATTCGATCAGCAGTTGAATCACTCCAAAAGTCTATCTCTTGGAATGATCACAAGATTTTTGATAGCATTGCGGGGGAATATATTAATGTCAAGAATTTGATTGAAATCAATTGTGCAGAAAAGTCTGCTTATCGTTCCAAAATTGATATTAAGCAAAGCGTAGAACGTATGGTTTTTCAAGAGAAAACCAAATTCTTTGTTGACAATCTACCGCGTGGTGGCGTTAGTCGAATTCGTCAGTATATGAAAGAGCAGAACGGTCATCAAGTCCATTACATTTATAAACTTCGTGATGGTGAGACTCTTGATAACTGCCATTTTCTCAGTGTTATGGGCGATGCCACGATCAGTGACATTATCCCAACCTCTATGCTTGATAAGGTTGAGTATAATCGTACCTCTAGTGGCGTTGGTGGCGGTCCCGCCATTCAAGCCAAAGTATTTAATGTTGAAACTGGGAAGTTTGAAATTTGTAATATGAGCGTCAAGTACGAAAATGCACATTACTTCTCAGAATCAAAGGGTGATGTTAGCGTCGGATATAGATCTGTTGATGAAGGTTATCTTGCTAATGCTATTGCCTTTGCATATGAGAAGTATCCAGATATGATTGGTGATGCTACATTTTATCTTGTTAAGCCTTCTGTCATTAAGAATAGGAAGCTTGATGAGCGTGATAACTGGTTCAGCGGAGAGACTGTTCTTACCAATGTATTTAATATTGCAGTGGAAGCTAACAAGAATAATATCAAAGATGTTTTCCGATCTGTGCCGCTGTCTCTACACAACATTAGGTGGATTGATACACTCAAGATTACTCAGACTGATAATCTCGCTAAGAAGGTTTATTTTGAACATAAGGAATATTCATCTAAGATTGAAGCTATGTCTAATGATATGAGAATCATTCATGAATTTTCTAAGATTTTCCCCGGAGTTAACAGTGTTGATCTTAGCGAAAACAAGCCTGACCATCGTTTCAGCAAACAATTTGATTCTGAAATGACTAAGTATCCTGTTCTCAGGCTTCTTGGTAGTGTTTGGAGTGACACTGATAGAAAGATTGTGGCAGATTATATTGATTCTATTGAACGTGGACTCCACGCTCAGAATGTTCTTAACCTCATGTAAAGATATAATAAGACAAAGGAGACAAACAATGAAGTACATTATTGCTAATGACGGTGGAGTAACGGCGATTGTTGGTGATCAGACTTATACTTTTAGTAAGTCACACCCAAATTATGATAAGCTTGTTACTCATCTTAAGAATAATAACGTCGAGTATTTTGAAGCATGTTATGATATTATTTCTCATGTTAACGCATTCTGCGAAGGATATGTTAACTGTGATGATGGATCGCTGACATGGGATGGTATCAAGATGCCAGATATGTTTACTGGCACTATTCTTGACATGATTAAGCAGGGATTTCCTTTTGAGCCTATGCTTAACTTCCTTGACAATCTTAGTCAAAATCCATCCGATCATGCAGTAATTGAACTGTTTGATTTTATGGAAAATAAGAACATGCCAATTACTAGTGATGGATGCTTCTTGGCATACAAGGCTGTTCGTGAAGATTATAAGGACATTTATTCTGGCACTTTCGATAACAGAATTGGTTCTGTATGTGAAGTTATTCGTAGTAAGGTAGATAGTAATCGTGATAACGGTTGCGGTGCTGGTCTTCATGTCGGTGCAATTGACTACGCAAAGAGTTATGGTGGAATTGATTTTGATAGTGACAATGATGGTGGAAACCGTCTTATGATTTGCAAGGTCAATCCCCGTGACGTTGTGAGTGTACCATCTGATCATAAGTTTCAAAAGCTTCGCACTTGTCGATATGAAGTAGTATCTGAATTCAATACAATCTTTGATAAGGTCGTTCACCTTACTAGTGATGATGTTAATCACTTTGATCGTAAGAAGCGTAACCGCGAGTGGATTGTTGAAGTTACAGCAAAGATGGAGAGACTTAATAAGGTTCTTTCCAAGAGACTCCAAACAGTTAGTGTTTGAGTGTGTGTGGTGAGTGACCGGGAGGGGTAAAATCCTCCCGGTTTTTTCATGGAGATATATATGAAAATTGTTAATGATGTTAAGTTAGACTTTGATGATGTATTACTCGTTCCACAAAGATCCCGAGCAGCATCACGGTCCTTGGTCGATGTAAAAAGATCATTTAGATTTTTTCATTCAAATTTGCGGTGGGATGGAACTCCTATAATTGCTGCAAATATGGATACAACTGGCACTATGGCTATGGCAGAATCTCTATCTAGGAGAAATTGTATTACATGTCTACACAAACACTATCACAATACTGATTATTTGCTTGGTGTCAAAAATTTAGATTACTTTTGGTATAGTATGGGTATACAAGATTCAGAGTTGAACAAATTAAATTCTTTTATGACATCGTTCAACGCAACACCAAATATATGTATCGATGTGGCTAATGGTTATACAGAAAATTTTGTAGAGCGTTGTAGAAAAATAAGAGAGTATTGTGGTAATGACGCTATTATAATGGCTGGCAATGTTTGCACACCAGAGATGGTTCATGAATTAATTTTGCATGGAGGGGTGGATATTGTAAAAGTTGGCATTGGTCCCGGTTCTGCCTGTACTACTAGACTAAAAACTGGCGTTGGATATCCACAGCTATCTGCAATAGCAGAATGCTCTCATGCAGCACATGGGTTAAAAAATGGTGACAGGAGACTAGGATTGATTTGTGCTGATGGGGGCTGTAGAACACCATCAGACGTTGTAAAGGCATTTGCCGCCGGTGCCGATTTCGTTATGATCGGTGGTATGCTGGCTGGTACAGCACAGTGCGAAGGTGAATGGAGCGAAATAGATGGTAAAAAAGTTTTAAAGTTTTACGGCATGAGTTCACATGCCGCACAAGAAAAATATGGTGGTATTAAAGAATATAGAGCAAGCGAAGGTCGCGTAAAAACGATAGAATATAAAGGAGAAGCTCTAGACATTATAGATGATATTTTAGGTGGTATACGCAGTGCTTGTGCTTATGTTGGTGCTGATAATTTAAAAGATTTGCCAAAATGTGCAGAATTTATACATGTAAATAGAGTTCATTTTGATAGGAGTATATAATGAATTTACAAGAACTATTAGATAACAACGGTGTACGCAAGCCCTCATTTGAGATAATGATAGATAAATTATCAAAAAAAAATAATCCACTGATTATTGAAACGGGATGCGTAAGACAATTAAATGATTTTGGTGCTGGAATGTCCACCGTAATTTTTGATAAATATATTGAACAAAATGGTGGCGAGTGCTATTCAATTGATATAAATCCTAATAATATTAATTTAGCAAAGATGATTACTAAAAATATCAATTTAATATGTTCAGATTCTGTATCTTATTTGTTCAACAAAAATAAAGAATTAAGAGATGAAAATAAATATGTAGACTTATTATATTTAGATTCATTTGATTTTGACCATAATGATCCACATCCATCTTCTATGCACCATATAATGGAACTATTATGTATATGGCCTTCATGTACTAAAGGTACTATAGTAGCCGTAGATGACAACTTTGATAATGGTTCTGGTAAAGGCACATATGTAAAACAATTCATGTCTAACATAGGAATAAATCCAATTTTTGATGGATATCAAATAGTATGGGAATTATAGACTATACAAAGTGGGATTATAGATTTCTGGATTTATCAGAGTTTATTTCTAGCTGGTCTAAAGATCCCTCTACTAAAGTTGGTGCAGTTATTACAGATCGTGACAATAGAATAGTATCTATTGGATATAATGGATTCCCAAAAAATATTCATGATTTTCCAGAGATGTTAAATAATAGAGAAACTAAGTATAATATGATAGTGCATGGAGAAATGAATGCTATATTATTTGCAAACAGATCTCTTGTAGGCTGTACTTTATATACTTACCCATTTATTCCATGTCCAAGATGTTCTAGTATGATAATACAATCTGGAATTACTAGGGTAGTATCATACAAAAACTCAATAGATAGATGGGAAAAAGATTTTATATTGTCTCGCTGGCTTTTTGAACAAGCAAAGACAGAATTAATAGAATACGATCCAAAATGACAAATAAAAGAACAGTAAAAGAAACTTTGGATTTAATAGAAGAATGCATCTACTCAAATAAACTTGAATTTTTAGCAGAACTAATAGTTAAGTTAGAAATGGAATATATTGATATAGCTAGACTTGCCACTGATGATAATTATCAGATCAGTTGGACTCATACACAAGTCTTAGATTATATAACATATGAACAAAAACCATAATTGTTTTTTAAAGCACGTTAAGGTATAACAGGATGAATAAGGAGAAAAGTATGACAGTAGTAGAGATGGCAAAAGCACATTTGCAAAATGTTGCCCAAAGAATTGAAGAACTAACAAAGCAACAAGTTTTAATTCAAAAAGAAATTGATCAATTAAAATCTTATGTGCAAAGTGGCGTTAAAGATGTTCAAGTTTTCGAAGAATCAAATAGCAAAGAAGGAGAAAATTGAGATGAAGTACAGTGAACTTTTTGATAAGCTTTCAAACCTTGCTGGTGCATATCATTGGGATATTAACCACAATCGTGTAATTGCTACCATTCAAAGCGGTTATTACAAGGGTTTTACTTTGAATCCAATTACAGCACTTGCTCATAAGTCTGGATTCGGTTTTTTTAATAACAATCGTGAAGATACAGAGTTTGCCGCTAGGCTTCTAGGTATTCCGCGATCAATTGCTAGAAATGTATATAGTGCTACTCTAGGCACATATAATCGTGGCAATACACAGGTAGTAAGAGGAAGAATTCGTTCAGCACTGGAGGTATGATAGCATGAATATTAATACATGGCTTGGTTGTGGCAGATTAACAAAGGATGCCGAAATTAGTACCACTCAGAAAGGTACTGCTATGGCAAAGTTTCGCATGGCTGTCAATGATAGGCGTAATGAAGATACTCTATTTTTAAATATCCTTTGCTTTGGAAAGATGGCTGAAGCACTAAAGGATCACTTAAAAAAGGGCAGATTGGTTGGCGTTCAAGGAAAGTTAAAGATTGATGATTATCAAGATAAGGACGGGAATCAAAAGAACTCTATCTGTGTAATGGCAGATGAAATTTCTTTAGGCCCATCTGGAATTGTAGGGCAAGACTCTAAAGAATGAATTGGATAGTCAATCTGTCTAGTGAATGGCCCGTTGCCTTGTGCTTCGGGCCATTTTTTTTAAATTCTCCACTTGACTATGACGATACTTGTAGTATGATAGAATACTGAGAAACACTATGAATCCACAACCTGACCCGATCATTGGCCAGTTCTTTGCTTTTGTATTTATAATTGGTATTATAATATATACATACAAAGCTTATCTAGAAGGCAAATCTATAAACATAAATCAGTTAGACAATTTCGTAATTGGCTATATTGAAGAATCACCAGTACAAACACACATCATAGAAAAGCACTATAAAACAAGTAAAGAAGTTCAACCTGTAAGAATCATTGAAAAGAAAACAGAAAGAGTAAGAACAGAAAGAGTAATTGAGACAAAACCGAGTTTTGAAAGTCAGCAATTGTACGTTGATTGCATAGATGCCCTCATTGCTCTTGGTATGAAAAAAGGAGAAGCTAAAAGAAAGGCCAAGTTCGTTTTTTCAAATATGGACCCACAACCTAGCACTATACAAGATTTCCTTAGAATAGCACTTGGAATGCCATCATGAATATATTAGATCAATCATTGGATATAGCTATTAGTTTACTTCCAAAGGCAAAAGAAGAACGTAATACCAAGAACAAATTTTTTCATTTTGCGTTTGGATATAAGAAGAATAAGCTTCTTGCTATTGGTCAAAATAATCCAGAGAAAACTCATACCCAAGCATTAATGTTAGCAAAAAGATTTAATACAGATCTTGAATACCCTTATTTTCATGCCGAAACAGATTTGATATCTAGACTGTGGGGAAAGCACTATATAGATAGCAGTTTAAAAATGGTGATTATTAGACTGAACAAGCGTGGAGAATTAAGGCGTAGTCAACCTTGCGAAAGATGTGAACGCATCATACAATCTCTTGGAATAAACAAAATTTGGTGGAGTATAGACAATGGATTCAACAAATAATTTAACCGGAATGAGAACTTATCTTGTTGGTGCTATGGACAGAGTTCCCGATGGAGGTATAGGATGGAGACAGAGAATTACTGGGATTCTCCAAAAAATGGGAATAATCGTTATTGATCCATGTAATAAGCCAATCAATGGAGTTGTAGAAGATGAAGAAACAAGACATTGGATAGAGCATTATAAAGAAACCGGACAATACGACAAGATAAAAGAAAAATTTAGCATTATAAGAAGTGCTGATTTGAGATGTGTTGACGTATCTGATTTTATAATTGCACATATAGATTTAGAGGTACATGCATGTGGTACATACGAAGAAATAGTCACTGCTAATCGTCAAAAGAAACCCGTCTTAGTGTGGTGCCAGCAGGGTAAAAAGAATGCCCCTAATTGGTTATTTTTTATGTTACCGCATGAACATATCTTTGGATCCCTTGGCGAAATAATAAGCTACCTTGATGATGTTAACGTAGAAGCAGACGTTAAGAGATTAAAGAGATGGTTCTTTTTCAAATATAACAATATAGGATATAATGTATGAATATTAACGTAGTTGCCCCAATAAATCAGCTAGGATATGGCATAACTGGATTAAATGTAGTCAAGACCCTTAATCAAGATAACAACATATCTTTATTTATGATAGGTCAACCACAAGTTACTAACCAAGAAGATGCGGACATAATATCTGAATGTATAAAAAATGCACATTTTTTCGACTCTAACGCCCCGTGCATCAAAATATGGCATCAGCACGATATGGCACAATTTGCCGGTAGAGGTCAAAGAATTGGATTTCCAATATTTGAATTAGATAAATTTAATGATATAGAAAAACATCAGTTAGAATCTTTAGATATAATTTTTGTATGTTCTGAATGGGCAAAAAATGTCGTACTTGATAATATAAAAGTCACTGATAGCAAAATCAAGATAATACCTCTTGGTGTTGATTCCTCTATATTCAAACCATCTGAAATGCCAAAAGATTGTCCGACAAGATTTTTTAACTGCGGGAAATGGGAAATACGAAAAGGACATGATAAGTTAGTTGATATTTTCAATTCTGCCTTTAACGAAAATGACAATGTTGAACTTTTTATGATGTGTGAAAATCCTTTCTGCACAGAGCAAGAACAAAAAGAATGGATAAATCTATATAAAAACTCAAAATTAGGATCTAAAATACATATAATTCCGAGACAAAACACTCAAGAAGAAGTGTATAATATTATGCAACAAATGCATTGTGGCATCTTTCCGGCAAGAGCGGAGGGATGGAATTTAGAGCTATTAGAGATGATGTCTTGCGGAAAACACGTTATAACAACTGATTATTCTGCCCATACAGAGTTTTGCAATTCTAATAATTCATTGTTAATTCCTATCAAGGAAACAGAAACAGCATATGATGGTAAATGGTTCCATGGTCAAGGCAATTGGGCAAGGCTAGATGATAACGCTATAGGATATGCCATTAAACATATGAGTCATATACATCATCTTAATATGAACAATGATCTATCTCCTAATGAATTTGGCATCAAAACAGCCCAAGAATTCAGCTGGAAAAATACTGGAAGGAAAATATTAAATGTTCTTTAATTTCTTCAAAAAAGATGATACTGATAAAGAAAAGACTAGCAACGTATTAGCAAGCGTAACATATGTAGTAGTTGATGACTCTGACTCTCCACTGGTTGATGTAGAGATGAATGACTACAGCGATAAATCTATAAACGGCTTATGTCAAATATTAGATGTTTTAGCCTCAGATAGATCACTAATAGAGACTGTAGAAATTATCAAAAATGCTATGATCAGTGAGGGTCAGGAAGATAACTTAATTAAATTATTCAGTTATATTGATAAGAAAACAAAATCTAAGATGATAGAAAGTTATAAACAAAAAGAAGAAAATTTGCCATGTATCAGACCTTCAGATGTTTTCATGAAATAATAGGAGAAATGTCATATGCCAGAAATAAATAAACAAATAGGATGGCAAAAGTATGAAGACTACATTGAAAAACAACTTTCATGTCCTATATTACAGCATATCATACAAAACATGTTGTCTATAAATATAGATGACGATGAGCAACTAGAAATGGACGAGGACGAAGATGATGAAACATATGAAGATGAAGACGATGAAAAAAAGAATCTCTCAATGTTAGCACTTAACAAACTGATGCCACTTACGCCTCAAATAATCGAAGATGTATCTATGCTTTCTAATTTTGATTGCTGGATTGGACACACAAACTTTGATATTACGCCTAAAATAAAGGATATATTAAACAGAACCCCCGGTATTGAAATATTGAAAATATTTAGTCGATATAGATTTTTTGTTGGTATAGGACAGATGTTTGATTTCCAAAATATTAGATTTGATATTGAACAAGAATTGATAAAAGGAGAAAAAGATGATAAATAATGACATAAACTCTCAGATAGAACTGGCCATGAAAGATGACAATATATTAAAAATTATGAACAAAGCTTCTAAAAGATTTAGAAATCAGCTTAGTTCTGATGCTATAAAAACGTGCCAACTAAATGCTCTTTGGAAAACATTTCTAAATCATGATGAAAAGAAGGGTGCAAAATTTACTACTTATCTTTATAAGGGAGTATTCATTGAGTGTATGAAAGAAATAAAATTCAATAGCAAAAACAAATGTTCTGCTAAGTTACATAACAATATTGCTTCTGAATCAAATCCATTTTTCATGATAGACTTGATGGATGAGTTTCAAGATGAAAAAGATAAACAGCTAATATGTCATAAGTTAGAAAATATGACGATCTCTGAAATAGCAGAAAAAGTGGGCAAAAATAGAGAAAGCGTTAGGCGAAAAATTCATAAATTAGCAGATAGCATAAAAGACAAATTCTGCTAAATGTGTATATATTACTAGGAACTGGACTTTAAAGGATGCGGACATATTATTTTGCAAAACTTAATTTAAAAGGAGAATATTATGGCATCCACAACAGTTTCTGGTGCTGGTACAAGAAATGATGGCGGTATCGTTCTAAATGGTGGTGCTGTTAGTGAAAATCTAACAGATCTATCACTTATCAATAATTTAGCCGATGTTCCCGGCTATGGTACAGTAGTAACACAAGATACTCCATCGGCCCCAAATAATTTCAATGACCCTCATGGTGTCACCAAAGTAAAAAGTGCTGGCACTTTTGCTTATACACCACCTGCTGGTAGTGAATTTTTACTAATGGCGGCTGGCGATACAAATGCTGGTAAGATCAATGGAACATCATCTACTCTATTAACTATCCCCGGCGGTGTTACAGAGTCTGTTGTTAATAAAAACCTAAAAACAACACAGGTTGGTACATATGCTACAAAGACATTTAATGTTTTAGCAGTTCCATCCAGTGGCAATTTCCCCGGTTTGACAAGAGGAACAGGTGCTGGCACAGCTGTGACTTATCCTTCAACAAGTGGTAATTATCCATCCGTTGACGATGCTGCTACCTTAAGCAGAGCAGTTCCCGGTGAACTTACCTACAGATTTGGAGCGGCTTTACCAACACGTAATGTTGCCTACAAGGCTAAAGATAGTAACGAATAAATCGTTATTTATGGATGAATACTGGTGCCTTTTGAGAAATCTTAAGGCACCACATCCTTCTTTTTCCTACGGAGGCACATATGCTAGACATAAAAAATCCAGAACATATCACCTTTATATTCAGTATTGTTGGTGGTTTAGGAACATTTTTTAGCATAATGTGGGTAAAAGCAATCAAGCCTACGCTAAACTTCGTAAAAGGACAGGAAGAGCTTGGTAAATCGCTAGAAACAATCAAAAAAGAATTAACAACTAATGGTGGAAATAGCCTAAAAGATGCTATTGTAGACTTACGATCCACTATTAATAGAATGGAAAAACGACAAAAAGTAATAGAACAAAGAACAAAAGCCGCACTTCATTACAATGATGTAGCTTTGTTTGAAACAGATGATCACGGTAGACTAACTTGGACCAATAACAACTTCTATGAATTAACACAAGATGTTATCAGTAGTGTAGAGGGTTTCGATTGGTTAAATTATGTAGTAGAAGACGATAGGATTGATCTTTTTGATGAACTGAAATCTTGCTTAAAGATGAATAGAAAGCTAGTCAAAACAGTTAAAACAATAGATGGTAAGACAGTCAAAATGACGGGATTTCCATATAGGATTAACGAAAAAGAGCATGGAGGATTTTTAGTAAGCATTTCTCAACTCAAGGAGATATAAAAATGTTAGACGTAAAAGTAGGTTCAAAATCATTTTCATTAAACACAACTGATTTAATTTCAGTTGGCAAAAATGCAGCCTTAGTTGGTTTAGCAGCATTGTTAACATATGTCGGTGAAAATCTAACTAAATTAGATCTTGGCAGCATGACAGCGTTAATTGTCCCAGTTACCGTAGTGGTAATTAACACCGTCGTTAAGTGGGCCAAAGATAACACAGTGAAGTAATTACAATGTTTAAAACACCTAAAGACTTATTAAAAGCTTATAAAGAGGGCTTTGTAGGATCATATTGTGATGCAAAAGAGTTAGATAAACTCTTAGGAGAACTGCCACATCCATTGTTTGGTGTGGCAGCTTATGATCTTTCTGGAAGTGGCAAAGGAAAATTAGCACTACCCTTCAAGTCCTTACTCAAGTTTGATCCCACATTTGGACCATCGGAAAGACAGGTTCAAGGTGACTGTGTTTCACACGCAACGCGAAATAGCGTAGATATTACACGCACTTGTGAAATCATAGGTGGAGAACGAGAAGAATTCGTAGCCCGTGGTGCCACGGAAGGCATCTATGGCTCACGCGGTCACGGTGGCGAGGGCATGACATGCGGCGGTGCTGCACGTTTCGTTCATGAAACTGGTGGTATTTTACTTCGTAAGAAGTATGGCGAATATGACCTCTCAGAATATAGTGCAATTGGCGGAAAATGGGGACGCTCTGGAGTACCAGCAGACCTAGTTAAATATGCACAAAAAAATCAAGTCAAGACTATAAGCTTAATCAATACAATTGATCAAGCTAGAGATGCATTATTTAATGGTTATTCTATTAGTGTTTGTAGCAATTCTGGATTTAGTTCTAGAAGAGACAAATATGGTATAGCAGCACGTTCTGGATCATGGGGACACGCTATGGCTTGGATAGCCATGGATGATACTCATGAAATATACGATGAAACACTATTCTTAGTCCAAAACTCTTGGGGAGTTTGGAACAATGGTGAAAAACGTTTAGATCAACCCGATGGCAGTTTTTGGATCAGAGAAAGAGATGCGGCAGAAATGCTTGCACAAAATGGCTCTTGGGTATATAGTGATGTAGACGGATTTCCTCCAAGAAAAGTAACTTGGACACTAAAAGACATATTTTAATAAGGGGCTAAAATGGCTATAACAACAACAGATGTAATTACTAACGTAGTATCTAGCAGAGAAACAATTCAAAATGGTTCAGCAGTAGTTTATTGCTGGTTTGGTAAGCCTGTCAGCGGAAGTGGAAGTTATCAAGCATTAATTAGCCCATTTGAATATGAAAAATCTTACTCTTATACTGCTAATGAAACCAGATTAAAAGATAGATTTGATGATGTTACCTATTACACAACCGGAACTTCTGGTATATTAGGAGTTTAACATGGGTATAGTAAGAATTAATCAATTACCGTCTGGATCATCTGTTACTGACGATGATTTATTGCTGATATTAGATGACCCAAATGGCAATGCCATAACAAAAAGAATATCTGCAAGTTTACTAAGAAATTCTTTATTAAGCCAGCCAGCGGCATTACAGCTCAGACAGGGGCTTGAATCTGAATTATTATCAGTCATTCCTTCTCTTGGTGAACCGGTATTTTCTACAAATAAATCTAATCTATACATAGGAGATGGATATACTCAAGGTGGATATCCAGTATACACTGGCCCAATATATCCAAGCCCATTATGTATTCCCAGTGGCATGATGAGAATAAAAAGCAATAGTAGTTCATCATCACACTCAGCAACATTTAATACATCAACTGGATATTTAGCTGTACAAACACCAAGTGGTGATGTTAGAGTTTTTGGAAATGGAAATCCAAACAGTTCTATAACAGCCTCAATTACCCTTAATGCTTCGAATACGGGAATATATGCTAAAAATTCAATAAAAGAATTGTACTATTGGAGTTGCTCATCTGGTAATGCTGCTCAGTCTGGTAACATAATAAACTTTTCCAGTAGTGCTAGTTCTAAAAATTTTGAGATTAACTTTGAAGAAATGACATCCTTAACAGGCGTATCTATTAATAGTGATGATACTTTGAAGTATATTCACTTAAAAAATAACGTGAGCGGAGTAGATATTACTGCAAATTTATTACCAAATTTAGAATGGATTAAAAGTCCAACGGCAAAATACTGCAATGTAAACGCAAATAGTAATCTACAATGGGCAGACTTTTCTAATGCTTCTGGTTTAACAACAGCATATCTTAGTTCCAATTCATCATTATCAAAACTAAATCTTAAAAATTGCATTAACTTATCAAGTTTGTTCATTGGTGATAGTAATCTGTCTTCTATAGATTTATCTAGCAATATTAATTTAGCTTGGTTAGTATTTACGAATGCAAAAACAACATCTTTAAACTTTAGTAATAACAAGATAAATAACTTAGACTTGACAAATTCAACATCACTTCAATCAATTACTTTTTCTCCATCAATCATATCATCTAATACATTTGTTTTAGATGGATGTACAAATCTTTCTCAAATAAATTTTAACAATTCATATGGAAATTTTTCATTCAAGAATTGTCAATTTTCAGCGGCACAGTTAAATAATATTTACAATCTTTTACCAACGGCGGCAACATCAAAAACTATTTATGTATATGGGAATCCGGGTATTAGCACACATAATACTAGTATAGCAACTGCCAAAAACTACATCGTTGATACAACAACTACATAATATGTCTATTTTACAAGCAAAAGGCGTTCCGATAAACTGTGGATCTACTAATAATCCTCCATCTTGGACATTTAGTAAACCCAATTTATCTTCAAAGTTGGAATACAATAGTTATTTTAGGCCCATTTCGCCATCATCTTCGGGTTCTATAGTTGACAAAGATACAAATATATATAGAGTATCTAGTTCATCTGGAATCAGAGATTTTATCTTTGAATCATCTAATAAAAAAATAATATCTATAAAAAGCTATTCAAATAATGTTCTTATTAATAATCTGCAATGTTCTGGAATATCAGTAGGGAATGATACACTAGAACTATCTTTTGATGATGGATCTAATCAATATGTTAATATCAATATACAATATTCTCCAATTGGTAGTACATCAAATCAAGATACCTTTTTGTCTTTTGTGAATAATAGTTTATCAAGTCATATAACAGATCAAGTAGACTTAAAAATATCTGGAATATCACCAACCTCTTCACAGCAAGTATACTCTATTCAAAATCATGCAAATAATATTTACACTAGAAATTCTTCTTTTGTATTTAAAAATGTTGATTTTACATGCATCAGCCCATGGAATTCCTACGGAATAACAAATAGGGCAGGCGTTTTGATAAGCCCTAGGCATGTAATGTTTGCTGCCCACTATCCTATTGCAAGTGGATCAACTATAAGATTTGTAACAAATAATAATGTATCAATAACTAGAACTATCACAGGTGTTATTACTCACCCAAATTATAATTCTACAAGTAAGTCAAATGACATACAAATTGCTTTGTTAGATTCAGATCTTCCAAATACTATTTCATTTACAAAAATTCTTCCAATTGACTTTGGAAAATATCTACCAAGTATTAAACGTGGAATAGAAATACCAGTTATAATAATAGATCAGTCAGAATATATTAGTATAACAAACTTATACCAATTATCTTCTATAGCAAAATGTATAGGTCAAGAATTAACTTCTATACGTAGACCATTTTTTAGAGAATTATATGCTGGCGATTCTGGTAGTCCAGCATTTCTATTGATAAACAACGAACTAGTGCTTATATTTGTAACAACTTGGGGAATAGGAGGATCTGGAAGTTTTACGTCATTACAAAAAGATGCAATAAATCAAATGATGCAACAGCTTGGTGGTGGATATCAATTAACAGAAATATCCTTATCCTCTTTTACTTCTTATTAGGAGATATATATGCCAGTAGTAAAAATAACTCAACTGCCATCTGGCGTAGCCATTACAGATGATGATCTACTATTAATGGTAGATGATCCAAGCGGTGTTGCAATAACAAAAAAAATATCAGCCAATATATTGAGAAGTTCGTTATTGAATCAACCAGCTAATTTACAGTTTAATAGGGGAACAGAGTCTGAAGTAGCATCATATATTCCATTACAAGGTGAGCCTGTTTGGGATACTACAAATAAAATCCTTTATGTTGGGGATGAATCTACTTATAGTGGCATCCCAATAGCTTATCCAACGAAAGCATACAAATTTACTGGCTTGTCTGGCGGAAATAATACACCTTGGTTTTCTATTAGTCTTAGTCCTCAAAATTCAGTTTGGGAATTTGATATATATGCCAATTTTAGTTTGTACTCAGAAGGAAATAGTACAGCAACATTTTCATTTTCTTCATCTACAAACATACAAAATCTGTTAGGAACTTTAACATATATAGATAGTACGACTAACACTGCACAACATTTTTCTTTAATAAATAGTGATATAACATGTAATGTTGCTAGTGATAGCGAGACATTAAAAGTGAATGGCATGTTTACTGTATCTTCTGGTACCGGGCTATTTGTGTTTAAAGAACAGAATGATAACCAAGAATCCGGTGCAACTATAGCATATATTAAGATAAGAAGAGTTATATGACTTTATTACCAGCAAAAAATTATCCAATTAATTGTGGATCACCAACTACGAATTTCAATTCTCGTAGATTTAACAAGACAAAAATATCAGAAATTCCATATAATATTGATATAACAAGTGATCTCGTAGAGTTAGCTGGAAATAGTTCGGGTTCGCAGACTTTTAAAGATAGGGTTTATTCCTATAAAGCATCTGCTTCATTTAAAAGTAAATATTTGTTGAATATTACAGAAAAAAACATAAATAACACCGCATCTACTATAAGCCTTACTACAGATTCCTCATCAATAAGTTTAGTAAAGACCTCTGATACCTTATGGGTTTGTAATTATGTATCAGATGGTATGGCTAAAATAGTGGCAACGAATAGTTTAGGTGTCAAAAGAATACTAAACGTACAATCTTTTTCAACAAATAGTTCTTATGCTTATTCATTTACTAATTATGCAACAGGATCTTTGGCTCAACATTTAGTTCAAATTCTTAGCAGATTAAATAACAATCCATCTCTTCCAATTTTTTCTACTCAAAATCCTGCTACTCAGGAATATATAAGAAATTCTAATTGCTGGGTAAATGATATTGATTTTACTAGCAAGGGAGTATGGAATACTAGCGGTGGATTTGGAATGGGAGGGTGCTTATTGACAAGAAAACATATGATATTCACATCACATTCAAATTATTTTCCATCTGTTGGATCTCAAATACATTTTGCTGAAAAATCTGCGGCTACCAATCAAAAAGAACCAATCTACATAGGAACTGTAGTCAATGTTAGCAATAGTATCTCTGGAGATAAAAGATTGATAAGATTGTCATCAGATGTTCCTAGTGTGATATCTCCAGCCAAGATACTACCAAGTAATTTTTCTTCATACTTTCCAAATCAAAGAATTGGTGATAATTGCAATTGCGTTAGTGGAGATGGAGATTTGAGTATACCAGCAGTATGGATAGATCAAAACAATGTAGCTAGATTGAGATTGATATCTATTAATAGAGATGATTCTTTTTATCAAAAAAGTTCAACTGCTTATGCGTCTTATTCTCAATATGCCCCATCAGCCGTAGCTGGAGACTCTGGTAGTCCAATTTATCTCATTATCAATGGCAGTGCTGTATTTTTATCAAATCACACTGGTCCAGAATTCGGATACTGCCTAATAAGACATCAAGATGAATATCCATATTATTCAATCATACAACAAATCAAAAACCAAATTACGGCTTGGGGCGATTCACACACTATCTCTACAGTCGATCTTTCAAGCTTTAACTCATATTAAGGGTATATTAAAATGAAAAAATACATACTATTAACATTATTATTAACTGGATGTTCAAATAATATGTTTTCTGTCAATCCAGAAGATATAACAAATATGTACTCTTCTTACGTAACGGAGTGGCAAGAGAAGTGTAAGGTGTCTTTTGACAATGCAGAAAAAGAGGTTTTCAAAGTAGATCCAAAGCCACAGCCAGCTGTGGATACTGATCCAGATCCCGCAAAATGCGTTTGCAAAGGCACGGGAATAATTGTTCAAGGAGATGGTCATAAAACAGTATGCCCATTTCATGCAAAGACCACTAATTTAAAGAGGTAATAAGATGGAATCGTGGAATGTTTGGTTAATTGTAATTGCTTTGCTTATATTAGCAACTAACTTCGTAGATATTCCATACTGGGTATCTAGACTATTTGCTAAGTCTAAAGTCAAAGTTTTAGAAAATAAAGAAGAGGGATTCTTGGAAATAGTTAGTTTATGGTATCAGCTAAAAAACAAATGCGATGAATACCATTTAACCGTAGCGTCTGAGAAGTTAGACGAAGTATTTCCACTATTAAACAAAGTAATTGAGGATACAGATGGAAAAGTTTCTTAAAGTCAGAAATTTAATAGCACTTGTGCTGATCGGAATAGCTCTATATAAACCATTATTGAGTATTATTCCAATAACTCCAAAGCCAGACATCGCCATTCTAAATATTGATAAGCCAAATGAAGAAATAATTGAATTAGTCAAACCGGTATCATCACTGATTACTGATCCAACAGATAGGGCTAAAGTGGCTATCTATAGTCAAGAATTTGCCAATCGCATTAAAAAATATGATACCGATTTACAGCAATTAAATGATGTTTTAGTTTTAGCGGCAACAGATTTCTTCCAAGGTTCTATAAAAGACAAATATGAATCATTTGATGAAGGTTTATTAAGTCTTATCACCGGCATAACTGGTGATGACAACCATAAATTAACAGATGAAGAAAAAACTAAATTATCAGACAGATTCATGGGTTTAGCTTGGTCACTAATACAGAAAAATTAACATGGCAATACCAATTTCACAAATTAAACAAATTGTTGATTTCATATTTTCAAAAAATGGCTATGATATCAAGAATCTAAATATCAGTTTTCCGCAGCCATTAGATATAAAGATAATCAAAGATACCTCTGAAAATATAATTCTATCTTTTACAGAGTCTTTACCAAAAGTAACTTGGAAAAAATTGATTAAGTTGAGTGCCTATGTGCAGGGCTTGACTTTAGGCAAAGAGGGTGGTACACTAAAGCTAAAGTATCTACCAGACATAAAGTTTTCTTATGACGAGAACTCAGAAACTTTATTTGGTAATTCTTTCGATACTAGTGATATAGAAGCTCAAATTGATGCTGAATATCAAGATGAAGAAAGAAACTTTTTAGCCAAGAAATGTTTGCAGTATGGCAACGAATGGGCTACAATAGCTAGCCAAGGCGGAACCAACTTTGCGGAGTGTGATTCATATAGTAAAAGGCAACTAAAAAGAGACTGCAAAGACTTTGTAATGTCTAACTTAAAACAAGATCCAGAGATAATGTATGGATCTGTTATATTAACATTCTTACTAATGTATGTTGTATTGCCCGTAATATTGAAATTCATACTTGAGAGATTATTTAGAAAACTTTTTAACGAATATTGATAGTTGATTAAAAGAAAGAGGGAATTATGCGCGTTCAGAAGAGGAACGGTAGTTTCGAAGTCTATACAGTTGAGAAAATTCATAAGGTTGTAGAATGGGCGATTAAGGATATCGCCAATGTTTCTTGGTCAGATATAGAGATGAATGCCAAACTCTCTTTAAAGGATGGAATAACAACAGAAGAAATCCATCAAATCTTAATAAAGTCAGCCAATGATTTAACATCTCCAAGTAAGCCTAATTACCAGTATGTCGCATCTAGACTATTAAATATGTCCCTTAGAAAAGACTTATGGAAAAAACACGATTCTCCACCAAGTCTTTTATCTCATATATCAGATAATGTAGTGGCTGGCGTATATGATGAAGCTATACTGTCTAAGTGGAGTGAAGATCAAATAAATAAGATCGAAAAGTTTATTGATCATGATAGAGATTACCTATTTACTTATGCTGGATTACAGCAGATGATGGACAAGTATCTCATAAAGAATAGATTAACCGGCCAGATATACGAAACACCACAATTTGCTTATGTAGCTATTGCTATGTCTTTATTTGAAACGGTAGAAGACGTAGAAGAAGCATACGAATGTTTTTCCACATTCAAGATTAACCTCCCAACCCCAATTATGGCTGGAGTAAGAACTAAGATCAAACAATTTGCTAGTTGTGTTCTAGTAGACGTTGAAGACAATCTTGATTCTATATTCTCAAGCATACATGCTGTTGGAAAATATACTGCTAGAAGGGCTGGAATTGGCCTAAATATTGGTCGTATTCGTCCTATAAATTCTAGTATTAGAGGCGGTGAAGTAATCCATACCGGTCTTATCCCATACTTAAAGATATTTGAGTCTACTGTAAAGGCTACAAGTCAGAATGGTATTCGTGGAGGTTCCGCTACTGTTCACATTCCGTTTTGGCACTATGAAATTGAAGACGTAATGACTCTAAAGAATAACGCCGGAACTGACGATAATAGAGTAAGAAAGTTAGATTACTCTGTTCAGTTTAATAAGCTTTTCTATGAACGTTTGATCAAGAACGAGGACATCACATTAATGAGTCCGCACGAAACCGGTGGTCTTTATAGCTCTATGAATAACAATGAGGACTTTAAGAAGCTATATGAGAAGTATGAGAACTCTCGTCATGTAAAGATGAAGAAGAAAATCAATGCCAGAAAACTAGCTGAAATATTTACTAAAGAAAGACTAGAAACTGGTCGTATTTATGTAATGAACATTGATAATGCTAACGAGCATGGGTCATGGGACGCTCCAGTTTACATGAGTAATTTGTGTCAAGAAATTCTTCACCCAACTGTTCCAATATCATCTATTGATGATGAAGAGGGTGAGATCGGTATTTGTATTCTCTCTGCACTAAACTTACTTGAATTGGAAAGCGAAAAAGATATAGAGAAAGCTTGTTCAATAGTTGTAAGATCATTGGAATCAATAATTGATTATCAAGACTACCCAGTTAAGGCTGGAGAGAATTTCACTAAAAATCGTAGATCATTAGGTGTTGGTATAACTAACTTTGCAGCATTTTTGGCAAAACACAAACTAAAGTATGATGATCCAGAAGCTTTGAAGTTAGTTCATGAGATAATGGAGAAAATTCAGTGGCACTTGCTTAATGAGTCCTGCAAACTTGCTAGATTAAAGGGTCCATGTAATAAGTTCAACGAAACTAAATATTCTCGCGGATTGCTGCCTATCGATTGGTACAAAAAGACAGTTGACGAACTGGTTAAGCCAGAGTATACTATGGATTGGGAAGGTCTAAGAACCAGAATCAAAGAGTATGGTCTTAGACACTCAACAGTTACCGCTATAATGCCCTGCGAGTCCTCTAGCGTCATCCAGAACAGCACAAACGGTATTGAACCTGTCAGGAGTCTAATGTCCTACAAGAAGGCTAAAAACGGCATTCTAAAGCAGCTTGTGCCAAATTATGCTTCTCGTAAGAATTACTATACTCTAGCGTGGGAAATGGAGAATAATAAGGCTATTTTAAACATCTGTGCAGTTTTACAGAAATTCGTAGACATGAGCATAAGCGTGAACTTGTATTACAATTATTCTCATTATCCTGACGGGAATATCCCCTTGAGTATTTTAATAAAAGATCAGATACAGGGGTATAAATATGGTGTGAAGAACTTTTACTATTGCAACACACCGGATGGCGACGGTAATACTGAAAAATCATCTGGATGTGAATCGGGGTCTTGCTCAATATGAAAACAATATTAAACAAACACAACGTTGATTATCTTGCTCAACCGCTTTTTCTTGGTGAAGACCTTTCTCTACAGAGATACGATAAGTTTAAGTATCCTGTATTTTTTGATCTATACAAGAAACAGATTGAGTTTTTCTGGCGTCCAGAAGAAATAGAGCTAAAAAAAGATCGCAACGATTTCAAAAATGACGATATAATGTCAGAGAATGAGCGTTTCATCTTTACTTCTAATCTTAAGTATCAAACCATGATGGATAGTGTTATCTGTCGCGGTGTGCCAACTCTTACAGAGTATGTTTCTAATCCAGAATTAGAAGCATGTATGAATGTTTGGCAATTTTTCGAACAAATTCATAGTTACAGCTATACATATATTATCAAGAATGTCTACAACAATCCTAGCGAAGTATTAGATAGCTGTTTAACTGATAAAGAAATTCTCAAACGAGCTAACGTAGCAATAAAAGAATATAACGCTTTACGAGAAATAGGTCATTCCGGCAAAGTTAAAGATATAAAAAAGCAGATTTACCTAACTCTCATTAGCGTTAACATCCTTGAAGCGGTTAGATTTTATGTATCATTTATTTGTGCCTTCGCATTTGCAGAAAACAAGAAAATGATTGGGAATGCGGATATCATCAAGCTCATCAAGCGTGACGAGGCATTACATCTTTATAATACTCAAGAAATTATCAAAATTCTTCATAATGTACCAGAAGAAGGGTTTGTAAAGATAGCAGAAGAGTGCCAAGAAGAAGCAATAGCTATGTTTGAATCAGCAGCAAATGAAGAAAAGGCATGGTCAGAATATCTATTCAAAGATGGATCTATCATTGGCTTAAATGAAAAGGTCATGGCGGAATATATTGATTGGCTATGTATGACAAGAAGAAAAAACATAGGATTGCCATATGATAAGGGATGTAGAAATCCAATATCTGGATGGACTGACCCTTGGATGAATAGTGAGTCTGTGCAAGTTGCCCCACAAGAGCATGAAATTACTTCATATAAGATTGGTGCTAGCAAGAATGATTTAGAGGACGTTGACTTAGGAGGATTCGATCTATGATTTCTGTTCAATTACTTGATAATAATGCCAAGGTTCCAACAAAAGCCAATGCTAATGACGCAGGATTTGATCTATACTCAATTATTGATACCGTCATACCACCAAAACAACGTAAGACTGTCAGAACGGGGATAGCAATACAAATGCCAGATCATCTAGCCGGTTTAATTTGGCCTAGATCGGGCCTATCAGTTAAACAGGGAATTGATGTTTTAGCAGGAGTAGTGGATAGCGGATATAGAGGAGAAATAATGGTATGTTTATACAACACTTCTGATGAAGTTGTAGGCATAAATACCGGGGATAGAATCGCTCAGATTATATTCCAAGAGGTTCCTCGCGTAAGTATGGAGGTCCATGAAACGTTAGGTTCCTCGCAACGAGGAGACAACGGCTTTGGCAGCAGCGGCAAATAACAATCCGAGAAAGAATAACAACAACAAAAAAAATAAAAAGCAAACTCCTAAAGAAAATGTTTTAATAGCTAAGACGGACAATCAAAAAGAATATATCTTATCTATTGTTGAGAATGATATTATTTTTTGCACTGGTCCATCTGGTACTGGCAAATCTTTTATTGCTGCCGGTATAGCTGCTGAACATCTTATGAAAGATAAGATAGAATCTATTATAGTAACAAGACCTTTAGTTTGCACTGGCAAAGATATTGGTTCTTTGCCGGGAGAACTTGGGGACAAGATTAAACCATACCTACAACCAATGGAAGAAAATCTTAAATATTTTCTAGGCAGAGACAAGTTTGGTTTGTACTATAATACTAGAAGAATAAGATTTGAGCCGTTAGAAACAATGAGAGGATCAACATTCCATAATGCGTATATGATTTTAGACGAAGCTCAAAACTGCACACTAGAACAGATCAAAATGTTCATAACCAGAATGGGCGAAAATTCTAAAGTTATGATAAACGGCGATACAAAACAAACAGATCTGTATCGTGGAAATGGATTATTAGAATGTATCGACAAATTAAGTAATATCAATGGTATTGGTATTTGCAGTTTAGGTTATCAAGACATACAAAGAAATGGAATATTAGGAGCAGTTTTACACGCTCTAGAATCTTGAGGAAAAAATGTTATATGACTATATTTGTGATGAATGTTCACATGAAATGAACGATGTATACCAATCTATAAAAGACGATGCTTTGACACAGTGTCCAAGCTGTGGAAAAGATTGCCTGAGAAGGGTAATATATGGTGGTATAGCATCATTCATGAAGGAACCAAAGACCATCGGAAGTCTTGCGGACAGTAATTGGTCTAAGAAGGGTCATTACGAAAAGTCAGAAATAGAAGCCAAATCAAAGAAGAGTACGGAGGAACCTTCGTACTTTTCTTCTTTTGGTTCCGCATCCAAGAAAGATATTACTAAAATGACAGAGGCTCAAAAAACTAAATATATAATGACAGGTGAAAAATGAAATTTATAAGCTCATCAGACAACATAGAAAATGTTGATTACAAAGAAACCTCAGAAATAAACCTAAATAAACTAGGTAGACCAATTGGTAATGAGTCTGAACTAGTATTTGCCAAGATGGTTATTCAAAGCTCTAATAGCAAACAACAGACTAAGTATGCTATTTTAACACTTAATAGTCAACCGTATGATCCATATGGAGTAGATAGTCATAGAGAGTCTAATTTAAATTTGAGTCTCAAGCAAGTAACTGACAAAACATACAACTATTATGTTTCTTATTTAAAAACTAAAAATCAATTATACCTAACAAGGTGTCAAAGGAGTTTTATAAATGGCTAAGACGGGACCGCTTGGAAAGGCAGAATCTTTCTATGTAGAAGAAAAATTTAAGATAGGAATATCTATTGAAGAAATTGCAAAAGATTTGGACAGAGCCGTGGGAGCAATAGAAAAACACATCAAAAAAAATAAAATAGAAAAGCCAAAGACTATCATGGAACAACAGTTTGCAAGGCAGGGCGGTGCTACAATTATGACTGAAAATGCATCGTCAATGATAGACAAAGCTAAAAAACCCTCTGTAAATAATTCACATTGCATAACGAAAATAAAATGAACAACTTTATAAATTCATACCAAGATTGGCTAGAAGAGTACAAAAAAGACAAGTATCAAACTTGGATAAGAGCTACATTAAGTAATCACACAGAAATATATTTACGTAATTATCAAGAATGGTTACAGTTAAAAATTTTCTGTGAGAATAATAAATTGGGTATTGACAAAATTGGTCTGCAATATAGATCAAATTCTATAGAAATTGATACAACAAACACTGATGGTGTTTATTTGACACGATCTATTTTTGCTACATTTGGACAAGAGGAAAAACAAACATACACTGTTGGAAAGATTTATGGATCCAAAGTCAAAAAGACTATATGGATGATACCAGAATTAATACAACAGCTAGAAGAAGAAGATCCTATTGAGCAGTGCTTTGCAGAGGCTATTATATACAACTATGTCAAGTCTAGATAAACCAGAATTATTCAGTCAAAACTATCAAAAAAATTGGTCTGAAACTCACAAATATAAACATATTCATACTGGTGAGTATTGTACTTTTGAAGCATATATTGCTGAGTATATTGTTATTAGAAGATCAGAAAAATTGAATCTGGGAAAACCAGCATATAAATTTTGGACTAAGGGAGATCCTCTACACTGGATGTGGAAAAAACAACATGGTGCTGCTGTTCAATTGAAAAAGAAATATAGCGAAGAGGCTATATTACAAGCTATACAATCTAAAGACTTTGACAGATTACTTGTGCTTGGAATTCAAAATGGAAGAGGATATAAAATTAATCCAGAGGCAGAAAAGGTAATAGCCAAGTATCATAAGAAAATCGAAGAAGAAAAAAATAAACCTCAAGTTAATCTTGAGGCAAAAGAAGAAAATACACCACTTGAAACCAGAGCCTCTGGCAGCTATAATACAAAAAGGACAACGTTGAACAAATTGAGGAATTTATGAGTAAGACCAAAAAGACAACAGGCAAGTTTTCAGAAGACGCGGTTAGCAATTCAATAGTAAGTAAGTATGGAGATGTTGTTAGAAGTGGAACAGAAGTTCTTCAAAATATCAACAATCTAGGTGTTATAGGAATTTCTCCCGCCCTAGATATCGCTCTAGGTGGTGGACTCAGAGAGGGTTCTGTTGTTGTAATGACAGGAGATCCCAAGAGCGGAAAGACCACAACAGCACTACACTTTGCCGCCAAATGCCAAAAGCTCAGTAAAAGAATAATTTACATCAACACAGAGGGTAGACTATCTAAGCAAAATTTTGATGGCATTAGAGGTCTGGAACCAGATAACATAATAATTATAGAGTCCACCGACGAAAGAGTTCTATCAGCAGAAGATTTCCTAAACATTATTGAATTTTATATCAATAACGATCCCGGTTGTGTTATCATTACCGATTCTTTATCTAATATGGTTCCAGCATGTGAGCTAGAAGGAGAAGTTAGAACGGGAGTAAGAAATGCTTTGCCAAGATTACTCTCCATGTTTTTCAAACGCATAAGTGGTACTCTTATGAAAAACAAGACTATATTAATTTGTATCACTCATAATATTGCTAATACTGGTGGATCTCCATACGCACCACAAAAGATGGCAGACTGTGGAAACATGTTACAGTATCAAGCTGGTACAAATATGGTCATTACACATCGTGGAAAATGGCAAGTTCCAAAGGATACCGGTGTGCATGTTGGTCAAATAGCAAACTGGGTAATAAAAACATCAACCGCTGGAGGTAGACCAAATAGTACAGCAGAAAGCTGGATTAAGTATGGGGTTGGAGTTGACGAGGTACAAGAGATAATTCAGATTGCTTGCGAGTTTAGACTTATCAAAGCCGCTGGTGCTTGGTATACTATACAGTGTGCTGTAGATGAACCAGATAATCCAACGGTTGCCAAGGTGCTAGAAGAAAACCAGATAGGCAAGACTCCAGACGAAATAGAAAGATTCTTCAAATTTCAAGGAGTAAACAACGTAGCAGAATTCTTAAATAATAATCTGACTATTTCATCATTTCTTTACGAGAAGATAAAGGAGCTTCATTGAAAGTTACTGGTATAAATGGTAAGGAATATGTATGGAATCTAACTGGATATGATGTTTTTAATGATGACAAACGCAAACGATCTAAATATCATATTCGGGCCAGAAATCTGCTCAAAGAAATTTACAATAGCTATAGAATACTAGAAGAAGTAAAGTTACCGGGAAGCACGGCTTTGCATAGAAAATCTGTTCTGTACCTTGACTTTTATATTCCTTCTATTAAACTAGGAGTTGAGGTTCATGGAGAGCAGCATTATGAGTATAATCCATTCTTCCATAGGAGCAAAGCAGACTTCATAAAAGGCCAAGTGCGTGACGATGATAAGATAAACTGGTGTGAATTGAATGGAATTGAACTAATAACTCTAAAATATTCAGAAAGTGACGATGAGTGGCGACAAAGAATTAAAGGCATCTGATAAGTTAGCAGAACATATAGCATCAATTAATGACTATATTAACTTAAGTAATACAAAGTTCTCATCTTTTAGAGAAGAGTATTTATTCGTAGCGGACATGTCATCTGAGCAACTAGTAAAACTAACACAAGTTGAGCTTTTTGATGCCGCATATCTCTTATACGGTTATGCTACATATATTCAAGATGAAATAAATAAGAACAAAGTGGCATTAAATTGGTGCAACGATCA